ACAACAAGTAGCCCCAGAAGATAAACCAGGAAAAGATGCAGAAATTAATGCTGTTAATAAAAACATACAAGCAGCTCAAATTAGAGTTAATAGACTGTCAAAACCAGGTGTTGCTTCAACAGAATTAGATGAAATGGCAAACGTAGGTATTCGTTACCAGTTAGCTGATGATGTTACTGATGATCAAATTGCTGCTATGGCTGGTAAGAAAGCAAAAATCGTTGCTGCTATTAAGGCTGCAGGATCTGCTGTATCAAAAATGAACGTAGCTGGTGAAATGGGGTATGATAAGCAAAACCCAATTAATAAAGATTTCATGGAATTAGTTGATGCAGGAATTATTGTCCCTTCAGCTGAACAAGTAGCACAACGTCCAACAACAAGACCAACTACAACTACAGATAGTGGAGAAGAAACAACAGCAGGTGGTGCTGGTGGGTTCTCACAAGATGAACTAGACGCTCTAGGAATCTCAGGAAAAGAAGAAATGTCTGATGAAGAAGTTGACGCATCATTTGCGGCTGCAAAAGCATCAGGTGAAGATGAAGAACCTGAAATTACAGGCGGAGAAGCAGCTCCAACAGATGGTGAAAAATTATCTGATGCTGAATTTGAAGCATGGTTAAAACATACAGATTTAGAACGCCGTTTAGCTGCTACTAAATCAAACATTTTAAAAGCAAAACGCTCTAGACCAGGTGCAGGTGATATTAAAGATACAAATTCAGATGAATTAGAAAGATTACGTGCATTAAAAGTATCATTAGAAGATAGAATTGGTAAATTAGAAACTGATTTCCCTAAATTATCTAAAAAACCTTCTGAAGCTCCTGAAATTGAAAACCCAACAGAGGAAGAAGATGAAGTGAATGAAGCAGCAATGCATAGAATGCAATATTACGCAGGAATTAAAAAATAAAAATATGTTATTATTAAAAAAATGGTTACCAAAAATTATTGTTGTAGTAGCAATTATAGCAATAGGTAGTGTATTATTTGAAAAATGTAGTAGTTCAGTTGAACATAAAGCATTTTTATCTCAAATGGATAGCTTACATAAAGTAAATGATTCATTACAAGCAGAAATCGTTAAAGACGATGCTGCAATTGATTCTTTAGATATAGTAGCTGTTGAGTTACAATACAAAGTAGATCATCAAAAAGCAAAAGTAATTAAGATTGTTGAAACAATTGAAATTGAAAAGAATAATGTTGACTCTTACTCAGAACATGAGTTAATAAGTTCATTTAATAATCGTTACCCTAAAGATACCATAACTAATCCATTACCAGTAGCACAACCAGTATTAGTATCTGCTGCTAAGGATTTAGTAGAATTAGATGGTGCTAAACAAATTATCGTATTAAAAGATAGTACTATCAACACATTAGAAGCAAAAGTAACAGTTAAAGATAGTGTAATTGGTAAATATGTTAGTAAAGAAGATAAATATAAATTAATCTTAACTAATAAAGATAAAGAAATTGCTGGTTGGGAAGGACAATATCAAAAATTAGAATTACAATACAACAAGTTAAAAGTTAAATCTAAATTCCAACGTATAGGAAGCTATATCGTAATTGGTGGTTTAGGTTACTTAATGTTAGCAAAATAACGACCCCACGCCCCCACATAATTAGGCCTGTTCGCAAGAACGGGCCTTTTTTATATATTTATATACAACAAATAGTGTATGAGTGAACAAAATATAAAGGATATAATTAAACAGGAATATGTAAAGTGTGCGAGTGATCCTGTCCATTTCTTTAGAAAATATTGTTTTATTACCCATCCAATTAAGGGTAGAATATTATTTCATCTATATCCGTTTCAGGAAGATGTATTAAAATCATTTCGATCAAACGATTATAACATCATTAACAAATCTCGTCAGTTAGGTATCTCTACTTTATGTGCGGGGTATGCTTTATGGTTGATGTTATTTCATAAGGATAAAGCGATATTGTGTATTGCAACTAAACAGTTAACAGCACAAAACATGGTTGAAAAGGTTCAATTCATGTATAATAACTTACCTTCATGGTTAAAAGGAGCTAAACCAGTAGCATCAAACCAAACATCATTAAAATTAGCAAATGGGTCTTTTATCAAAGCAACGTCTGCATCAAGTGATGCTGGTCGTTCATTTGCTGTATCTTGGTTGATTATGGATGAGGCTGCCTTCATTGAAGGTATTGATAAGATATACACCGCAATCAAACCTACCATCTCAACGGGTGGTGGTTGCGTAGCATTATCTTCTCCAAATGGTGTAGGAAACTGGTTCCATAAAACTTGGGTTGAAGCAGAATTAAATAAAAATAGTTTTATTCCTATTCAATTAAAATGGGATGTCCACCCAGATAGAGATGATGCTTGGGTGTTAAATGAAAAAGAAAATATGACTGCGAGAGATTTCGCGCAGGAATATGATTGTGACTTTTTAGGATCGGGAGCTACAGTAATTGATCCTGAAACTTTAGCATACTATGAAGGATTTATTATGGATCCTGTTGAACGCCGATTCATGGGAGGTGACTTTTGGATATGGCAATACCCAGACTACAATAAAAACTATATTGTATCTGCCGACGTTGCTCGTGGCGATGGAAGTGACTATTCTGCATTTCAAGTTATTGATCTTGAGTCATGTACACAAGTGGCTGAATTTAAGTCACAAATTGGTACACGCGAATATGGAAACATGTTGGTATCGGTGGCTACAGAATATAATAATGCGCTTTTAGTGGTGGAAAATGCTAATATCGGTTGGGATGTTGTAAATACTATTATAGACAGAGAATACGCTAATTTATACTATTCACCTCGTTCATATGGTGAATTAAGTGCTGACAAATATCTATCCAAGTTAGATTCAGGACAAACAGTTCCTGGATTTACTACATCAGCAAAGACAAGACCACTTGTTATCTCAAAAATGGAGTCGTACCTTCGAGACAAGTCTTATACATTCTATTCAAAACGTTTACTTGAAGAATTAAGAGTATTCATTTGGATGCATGGTAAAGGACAAGCGCAGAACGGGTATAACGATGATTTGGTGTTAGCATTGTCAATGGGATTGTTTATTCGTGATACAGCATCACGTTTTGCACAAATGGGTCGCGATTTAGCTTCCGCTAGTTTATTAAACTTTAAAAAGACTGGTGGAGAAATGTATGGTGGTGGACAATGGATACCTGGTGGTAACCCATATCAGATAAATGATGTCCATGGAAATGCAGAAGATACGCGATGGTTACTTGGTTAGAATATTTATTGATATACATACTAAAATAAAAAAATGGCTAATACAGATTTATTTTCAAGGCTGAGACGATTGTTTTCAACCGACGTTGTCGTAAGAAACGTGGGTGGTGGACAATTAAAAGTGATAGACACAGATCGCACTCAGGCCTATGGAAGTGCCCAAACAAATAGCTTAGTAGACCGTTTTACGCGTTTACATAGAACTAGCATGTCTGCTATGTTCAACCCTGCTATTAACTATCAGACATTAAGAACACAATTATATAATGACTACGAAGCAATGGATTCAGAATCTATTATTGCTTCTGCTCTTGATATTGTTGCTGATGAAACTACATTAAAGAATGAAGCGGGTGAGATTTTACAAATTCGCTCATCAAATGAAAGAGTACAAAAAGTACTTTATAACTTATTCTACGATATTTTAAATATTGAATTTAACCTTTGGCCTTGGACTCGCCAAATGTGTAAATATGGTGATTTCTATTTATTCTTAGAAATTAATAGTGAAATGGGGGTATACAATGTTATGCCTTTATCATCATATGAATTAGCTAGAAAAGAAGGTTTAAATCCTCAAAACCCATTTGAGGTTTATTACGAATATGATCCAAACGCATTAGCGTCTACTATCCATATGGATAAGAGCAATATGAAAAAGCGTTTTGAGAATTATGAAATTGCACACTTTAGATTATATGCTGATGCTAACTATTTACCTTATGGACGTTCATTTATTGAACCAGCTCGTAAGGTTTATAAGCAATATACATTAATGAAAGATGCGATGTTAATTCATCGTATTATGAGATCGCCTGAAAAGCGTATCTTCTACGTAGACGTTGGCGGAATACCTGCACATGAAGTGGATAACTACATGGAGCGTATCACCAATAAAATGAAGAAGACTCCATTTATGGATGCTCAAACAGGTGACTACAACTTACGTTACAATATCCAGAATTCACTTGAAGACTTTATCATTCCAGTAAGAGGTGCAAACCAAAATACTAAGATTGATACGTTAAAAGGTTTAGAATATAATGGTATTGAAGATGTTAATTTCTTACGTGATGAGATGTTAGCTGCCCTTAAGGTACCTAAAGCATTCTTTGGATTTGAAAAAGATTTAACTGGTAAAGCTACATTAGCTGCTGAAGATATTCGTTTCGCTCGTACAATTGAGCGTGTACAGAAAGTACTTGTATCTGAATTATATAAAATTGCATTAGTGCATTTATATACTCAAGGATTTGATGGTGATGAATTAACAGGATTTGAATTAACGTTAACACCTCCATCAATCATCTACCAACAAGAACAAGTAGCAATGTGGAAAGAAAAAGTTTCACTTGCTAAAGATGCTCTTGATACAGGTTTAATCCCATCAGACTTCATTTACGATAGAATATTCCAATTCAGTGAAGATCAGTATGATGAGATGCGTGATTTAGTATTAGAAGATAAAAAACGTGCATTTAGACTTCAACAAGTTGAAAATGAAGGTAATGACCCAGCTAAAACTGGTAGATCATTCGGTACTCCACATGATTTAGCTTCATTATATGGTAAAGGAAGAAATGGTAACGGAGCTGTACCTGTTGGATACGATGAAAAGGATCCAGTTGGACGCCCAACACAAAAAGCATCTATATTTGGTACTCAAAAGAGTTCATTTGGTAAAGACCCAATTGGTAGTAAGGAATATAACATGACTGCTACACAGGACAAAAACCCAATGCAACAAGCATATAAAGGTGGTTCACCGTTAGCCCTAAAAGAATTAAAAAGAGCTAAAGAAGCGGCAGAAGCTAAAACAATATCTTTATATGAAGATGCTAAACCAGTAGAATCCGATTTATTAAACGAAAATAATATCAAGGGTATAGAAAAATAACATATTTATACGTAGTGATTACATACTTTCTATGAAAATAAAACATAACAAATATAAAAATACTGGGATTTTATTTGAATTACTATTAAGACAAGTAACTTCTGATACAATCTCTGGCAAGGACTCAGCGTCCTTACCACTGATTAAAAAGTATTTTAGTAAATCAGAATTAGCTAAAGAATACAAATTATATCAAACCTTAATTGCTAATAAAGCAATATCTGAAGGTAAAGCTGAATCATTGATCAACACCACTCTAGAATTACACGGTCGTTTAAATCGCACTGCTCTTCGTAAGGAAAAGTATAACTTAATTAAAGAAATTAAGACACATTATAACTTAGAAGAATTCTTTAAAGCTAAAGTAAACAATTACAAGCAACACGCTGCTATCTATACATTAATGGAAGCATATTCTACATTAGAATTTGTTGATCCTGCTAGTGTTATTGATAACAAAGTAACTTTACTTGAGCACATTACTCGTAAAGAAGTAAATAAAGAAGAAGTTAAGGATCGCGTGATGGAAGAATACAGTGCAATGGATAAGGGTACTCGTATTTTAGCATACAAAATGTTAATTGAAAAATTCAACGAAAAGTATGGTGAATTACAACCAGAACAAAAATTAGTATTAAAAGAATTTATTAACAATGTGTCTAGTACTACAAAGTTAAAAGAATTCGTTAATGTTAAAATAGAAGGTATTAAAAAAGAATTAGCTAAATTAACTGAAACTATTCAAGACAGTACCATCAAAATCAAAATTAATGAAGTAGTTAATTTGATTAAACCATTAGATAAGAATCAAAGTGTGAAAGATGAAGACATTATTTCATTATTGACTTATCAACAATTAGTAGCCGAAATAAAAGCCGTTAAGTAATGACTAAACAACAAATTCAATCTCTTATAAGAGAAGTAGTAGAAGAAGCAACAAACACTCCAAGTGATGTTGCTGCTTTAAGCAGAGCTCAAGCATCTTCATCTACTGTAACTAGCAAATCTAAAAACATTAATAGCATTCAGGAATTTCCAGGAGCTTTTGAAGCTTGGTTCCAAACTTTAGGGTTTCAACCAGGTAAAATTAGTAAATCTGCTGTTAGAAGCCAAGTTGAACAAGTATTAACTAAGTTAGGATATAAATAATGGCTGAATTGGATACAAATATGGATCCTGCTAAAAAAGGAAGCTATGAGTTTTCACAACTTGAAACTTATGGTGACTTAAAGAAAGTTATTAAGTCTATTGCTCTTAAACAAAAAGGTGGAAAAATAGGAGGTGTAGCTTTAGATACAGTAATAGGTTTAATACCTGGAGCTGGCGCCGCAAAAACTACATTTGATTTTATAAAAGCAGCAGTGTCTAAACCGGATGTTAAAAAAACAAACACTTGGTTAGATAAATTAGATATTGATGATCAAATGAGTGCTATTGTAGATGATACTATTGAGAATGGATTTATGCAGATGATGTCAAAAACAATTGAAGCTGAATCTGATTCAAAACCATTAGAGTCTGATTTTAATATGAATGCTAAAATGGTTAATTATTTAAAAACTACTCACAAAGGTAGAACAGTAGCAGGAATATCTGAAGACAAAAAAGCAGCATTAAAATCTGCTATCAAAGCATATGCTCGTGAAATAATGATGAACGAGGAAAATGTAACTGGTAGTGGTGCTTCATTTAGTGCAGGATCAGGTGAAAACTATGCTACACCAAGAGCTTTTGGAAAGAAAGGTGAGAATAGAGCAGTAAAATTTTTAAAGAAAATGGGTTGGACGGTTGCTGATTTAAAGCTACCTAAGCACTCAAAAATGTTTGACTATAAGAAAATATACGAAATGAAATTAAATGATATGATTGAACAAGGAATACTTAATGAAGTATCCTATGGTAAGTTCAAAAAAGAAGTAACATTCAGAACAAAATCTGAACAATTACACAAAGCGATTCGCGAAGTAAAACGTAAATTATCTGAAATTGATCGTATTGTTGAATATACATCTCGCATGAAGCAAGAATTAAGTGAAGGAGAAGAAGGAGTAAAATATTGGAAGGCAACACAAAAGAATGTTGCTAACATTTCAGAAATGGTTAATCAACTTAATAATAAAATTAAAAACTTGAATCAATAATGGCAAAAGCTAAGTCAGCAGGTAATGCTAATAAAGTATCCTTTGGTAAACGCAAAAACGGATCAGCTCAAAAATCATTCAACAAACACACCCCACGTCCTAAAGCATATAGAGGTCAAGGAAGATAAAATATAGAAAATGAAAAGTATACAAAATCAATACAACCAATTAATTGAAGGAAGCATATCACAAGCGAATTTTATGAGAAATGTTCGCATGACTTTTCCTCATTTAGTATCTAATGTTACTAACTTTGAAGATTCAGTTAAAATTCTTAGAAATAAGGGTTTATTATCTGAAGCTAAGAAAGATGAAGGACATCTTTGCAACCCAGTTGAGGTTGATTTAGGATTAAAAGTTGAAGTAGCTAAGCACGATGGTGATGTTGAAAAAGCTAAAAAAACTGTTTATGCTAATTTGAAGAAAAATTCTTCTTACTATAGCCAATTAAATTTAGGTGGTCAAGCAGTTGAACCTGAAAAAATTAAAGTTAAAAAATCTAAGAAAAAACATAGCGACATCGATACCGAAAACGGTATGAAAAAAGTTAAAGAAGTTGTTAAAGAAAACTTAGATGAGACTGGTTTAAACATGATGGGTGATGAGCAACCAAATGAAGCAGTTAAACAAGCAGCTCAATTTATTGATTTAAACAATCAATTAAAACCATTCTCAGGTGAAATTACTTTACAAAATGGTGGTGAAGATACAGCTATTTTAAAATATGGTTATTGGGAAGCATTACCAGAAGGCGTTTTAGAAAAATTATCAATCCAATTTGATATTGAAAAAGACGTTGAAGATCATGGTGCTGAAAAATTACCAACAGTTGCTTATATATTAACTCCAAAACCATCTCAAATTAATAGAAATGTTGATTTAGGTGCTGCATTTGAAAAATTTAAAGCATCATTGGAAGAAATCGTTCGTGAAGTTCTTGAAGAAGAAAATCAATTAAATGAAGGATATTATGATGATATAGCAGGATACACTTCAGTTAGTGATAACGGTACTGGATTTAAAGATAATGATAAAGTTAAATCTAAATCTGGTCAAGAAGGATTTGTATATGATGTGTTAAAATCTAAAGAAGGTAAAGCACTTGTAGTAGTTAAATGGCAAAAGAACGGTATGACTACTATTTCAAAATACGGAGAAGGATTCAACGACATAAACGACATCAGTAAATAATATGAAACAATTATTAGTAGATCATATTCCATTCCACGTTGCTAAATTATCCCTAACCGAAGGTAAAGGTAATGGTGACGGAAGAATGTATGTTAAAGGCAAGCTTCAGGAAGCTGAAGTTAAAAACGGTAATGGCCGTGTTTACCCTATGGATATTCTTAAAAAACAAGTAGAAGTTTATACAAAAGGACCTATTGCTTCTAGAACATCTACAGGTGAATTAGATCACCCAGAATCAGGTATTATTAACTTAAATAACGTTTCACACCTAATCACAAAGGTTTGGTGGGAAGGAAACGATGTTATGGGTGAATTGATGCTATTAAATACACCAGCAGGTAAAATTGCACAAGAAATTGTATTAGCAGGTATTCCATTAGGTATCTCATCAAGAGGTATGGGTAGTGTTAAACAATTAGGTGAAACAGTTGAAGTACAAGACGATTTTGAATTATTATGTTGGGATTTGGTATCAGTACCAAGTACGCCTAACGCATATATGAAGTTATCTGAAGGAAAACAACAACCATCAACAAAAGATTATAGTAAAGTAAGTGGTTTAGTAACAGAAATTATTTGTAACGCAACAGGAGTATGTCCTCTTTGTTAATATTTAATATATATGAAACAACAAATTAACGAAATTGAAAGAATGCAATTCCTAGCAGGAATCCTTACAGAAGCCCCTGTAGGTATGAACATGATTTCAAATCCTATTATAAAGAAACCAACCACGGCGGCACCTGCCCCATCTACTTCTAAAACTTCAGAAGGAGATTATAAGCTCCAACTTAAAATAGATGGTAAGGTTGTAATGGAAACATCAGCTGATTCAAATCCATCACCTGAAGAATTATCAAATACTCTTTTTGCTTTAGAATCTAAATATAGAAGTAAATATAATTTTGAAAAAGCAGAAATAGTTGTATTAGACCCTTCAGGCAAACAAGTAGGAAGTGTAACAAAACGAAATAACTTTTTAGATAAAAAAGCCACAAGCATGGGAATGGGTTACACAGATTTCCACGGAACTGTCTAGAACATATTGAAACCCTTCGCGGTTTTTCGTATCTACATATATTTATGGGTAGCCTAAAATGGACTACCCATTCTTATTGTAGTTCAGGTATTATACAAACTCCCTATTAAGCTTCCATTACTAATAAGCTTATTTCCGAAATTAAATTTAAGGACAAAATGACAAACAAAGAATTGTTTAAGCAAGCGATTGCTGAAGCAAAGACTATTCGCGAAGTTGCGTTAGTTAATGCAAAAGCTGCTCTTGAAGAAACTTTGACTCCTCATTTACAATCAATGTTAGCTTCTAAATTAGAAGAAATGGCAAAAGATGAAGATGAAGATGTAGTTAAAGAAGAAATCGATGAAGCTGCTCCTTCTCATGAAGAAGAAAAAGAAACTATGGATGAAGAATTGAATTTAGATGAGTTTTTAGCTGAATTAGAACTTGAAGAAGGTTCTGATGATGAAATCAACGAAGCTAAAGAAGAAGAAGAATCCGAAGAAACAGAAGAAGAACCAACTGAAGATGAAGAATCTGAAGAGGGTGAAGAATCTGAAGAAGGCGAAGAAGAAACATCAGTAGCTGATTTATCTATTGAAGATTTAAAAGACATTATCAAGGACATCGTTGATTCTGAATTAGAAGCTGAAGAAGCTGAAACTGAAGAAGATGAAAACGCTGAAGAAATTGAAATAAACGATGCTGGTAACGGCGATGACTCAATAGATTTAGATGGTGCTGGATCAGAAGATGAAATCAACTTAGAAGAATTACTTGCTGAATTAGACGCTTTAGATGAAGAAAAAGAAGAAGAAGAAGAAGCTATGTATGAAGCTAAGAAAGATAAAAAAGACGAAAAAGAATTAGACGAAGCAATCGCTACAATCGAAACTTTACGTAATGAATTGAATGAAGTTAACTTATTAAACGCTAAGTTGTTATATGTTAACAAAATCTTCAAATCTAAGAATTTATCTGAAGATAACAAAATCAAAGTAATTAATGCCTTTGATAAAGCAACTACTCCAAACGAAGCTAAATTAGTATTCGAAGCTCTTAACGAGTCTTTAGAAGCTAAAGAATCTACTAAAAGTGTAGTTAAAGAAGGAATCATTAAAGGATTCGCTTCAAAACCAGCTGGTAATGCTCCTAGCAAACAAATCGTTGAAATCAACGAACACATGGCTAGAATGCAAAAATTAGCAGGTATCACAAAATATTAAAAACAAAAACAAAATTCATTTAAAAATGAACGTACAACAATTATTAGAATCAGCTAATCCTTACGCTCGCGTAATGGATACAGCTAACACTTTAGTCTCTAAGTGGGCTAAGTCTGGCCTTTTAGAAGGTCTTAAAGGCGAAGTTGAGAAAAACAACATGGCTATTTTATTAGAAAACCAAGCTAAGCAATTAGTAGTAGAGCAAAACACAACTGGTTTAGGTGGTGGTGCTGCTACTTTCACTGCTGGTTTCGGTGAAAACTGGGCTGGAGTTGCTTTACCGTTAGTTCGTCGTGTATTCGGTGACATTAGCGCAAAAGAATTCGTTTCAGTTCAATCAATGAGCTTACCTTCAGGTCTTATCTTCTATCTTGATTTCAAGTATGGTACTGATAAGAAAAAATTCTCTGGATCTTTATATGGTGCTTCTGCTGACTTAAAGTCAACTGACATCACTAAAGGTTTATATGGTGTTGGTAAATTCGGTTATTCAATTAACCAATTCTCTGCATCTTTAACTGCTGCAACTGCATCTGTATTATTAGCTGATGTTAACTACGATTCAACTGTAGCTACAGGTTCTTTAAAGAAAATCACTGTAACTAACGGTGCTAATCAAACTGATCAAGATTTAGAAGCTGTAAGAGCTTGTTTCGTTAGTGGTTCTAACTTCGACGAAACTACAATTTTACCTGAGTACACTAAGGTGTCTGGTAACGACTTAATCTTCATCGCAACTGGTTCTCCAGCTCACGGTTCTGTAACTTTATTCTACAATAAAGCTAACCGTGATAACGCTCGTGGTGATTTCGAAGACAGAGCTGACTACAGCGTTCCTAACGCTAATAGCGCTTCTCAAATTGTTATCCCTTCATTAGACGTTAACATGAAGTCTGAAGCAGTTGTTGCTAAAACTCGTAAGTTAAAAGCACAATGGACTCCAGAATTCGCACAAGATTTGAATGCTTACCATTCAATCGACGCTGAAGCTGAATTAACTAGCTTAATGAGCCAATACATCTCTATGGAGATTGATTTGGAATTATTAGAAATGTTAATCAAGAATGTACCAACTTCAACAACTGAATATTGGTCAGCTCAAAATAACGTGGCTTGGAACGGTAGTTCTTTTGCTTCTTTAACAAACACTTTCTTCAACACTCAAGGTGGTTGGTTCCAAACTTTAGGTACTAAATTACAAAAAGTTTCTAACAAGATTCACCAATTGACAATGAGAGGTGGAGCAAACTTCTTAGTTGTATCTCCAACTGTAGCTACTATCTTAGAATCAATCCCAGGATTTGCTTCTGACGGTGATGGTGACAAAGCTGAGTTCAACTTCGGTATCCAAAAGATCGGTTCTTTAAACAGCCGTTACAAAGTTTACAAAAACCCTTACTTCACTGAAAACATCATCTTGATGGGTTACAAAGGTGCTCAGTTCTTAGAAACTGGTGCTGTATTTGCTCCTTACATCCCTGTAATGATGACTCCATTAGTATACGATCCAACAACATTTACTCCACGTAAAGGTTTGATGACTCGTTACGCTAAGAAAATGGTTCGTCCAGAATTCTATGGTAAAGTGATCGTTCACGGTTTAGAAACTGTTTAATCTGATTAAACAATACCCCGCTATAGTCTCAGTATTATAGCTCTTAAGCCCGACCCCGTAAGGTCGGGCTTTTTTATTTAATATTTATTGGAAATTATTGTTTATGAAAGAACCCAACAGAGAGAGAAAAACGGATATTAAGTCAATTAATGTGTTACAATTAAATGAAGAACAAAAAGAAGCAAAAAGGTTAATAGTTGAAAATCAAATAGTAGTTATAACGGGACGAGCAGGATCAGGTAAAAGTTTAGTATGTGCTCAAGCAGCATTAGATTTTTTAAAGAAAAAACAAATCAGCTGTATTTACAATACACGAGCAGCCATTGAGGTTGGTAAAAGTTTAGGATTTCTACCAGGCGATATTAATGGTAAGTTTGATCCATACATGGAGGCACTAGTTGAAAACTTGTCTAAATGTTGTTCAGATAAAAATGAAGTACCTAAACTAATTGAGGATGGTAAGGTTAAAGCATTACCAGTTCAGTTCATCCGTGGTAAAACAATTGACGATATTCTGATAGTCGAGGAAGCACAAAACCTAACTAAAGGTGAAATGCTAGCCATATTGACACGTTTAGGTAAAACTGGTAAAATTGTCATTAACGGTGACAATGAACAGACCGATATCAAGTCATCTACAGGCGAAATCAACGGCTTAAGTTACGTTATCGAATTATCTAAAAAAATCGAGGAAATCAAGTGGATTAAATTGAAAGAGAACCACCGTTCTGACCTAGTGGGTAAAATATTGGAATACGAATACGGAAAGTAAGGTATGTTCAATATTTATACATGATAAATACTAGTTTATAATGGCACTAAATTTAATGGAATTATACGATGTGTACGGTGGTGACGTATCATATCTCTCAAATGTAAAGGGTAACTGTCCTTTCGAATACTACACAGACGATCCTGAATTTTTACGTGATGCTAAAAGTGCTGCAAAGTACGTAGCACAACGTTTAGGAACAGGTATTGGTTTATCAACACTGAACATCAGTGATTTAACAATTTATGCTGCTTTTGAAGAAGCCGTTACTACTTATGGTAATTTGGTTTATCAATATAAAATTAGAGATAACTATATTAACATGGAGGGTACAGAAA